CTGAGGTCATTACCTGTTTCGAGCTTACTGCCAGTGGATTTCTCCAACTTCTGCTGAGTAGCTTTAACCATACCGCTTGATCCTTGTGATTTCTGCATTGTATTCATCGTATCACCTCCTTTGCTATGAACTTTTATTATTCACCTAATTTAATTTCATTGCTGATAATTTCAGTGTGATTGCATTTTTTATCTGTGCATTGCAATGTTTGATCATAAAACAGTTTAGTTTGTGTATCAGGGCTATTGTCACCCTCTGTTCTATGCCTACCATTTTTTATGTACATAATTGAGTTACATATTGGGCATTGCATTTGGCGTGCCTCCTTAATGAGCTAATCTACATCTTATAGCAAAGTTATCTCCCCAAAACTTAAAATGTGGGTATTTTCTAACATAAACAAGTTTGTTTTCTTTTAATATTTTATTTATAGTTTCTTTTTCAGCTTGTATTGCTTTAAATATATTTTTAGATGGATTACATGCGCATCCTTCTTCTATAAACTCACCATTTATCACTGTTTTAGTTGTTATACATTTAGCATAATCACCAAAAATTATCTGAGTATAGAAAAAATTAGTTTTAGGTAGTTTTTTTAAATGTTTAAAGTTTTTATTTATTTCTTGCTTAATTCTTAGTGCTTTTGCTTTCTTCAATATATTGTACCTCCTTGCATTGGCTGTAGCTGACCTTCTTGCTGCGCTTTGGATTCTTCAAGTATTTGCATTTGTTCTTCAATTGGTAGCTGTAAAAACGCCATCATTTGGTTAGGATCCATTTGTTTTAATACATCAAGTATCTGCTGCGCTTCTTTTTGATCTTCTTCGGTTTCTTTTATTTGAGAGAGTATTCTGTTTGCTATAGGAAAATCTAACGTGCCTAAAATCTCCCATGCTTGGCGTCTATCCATCATACCAGTTGTAAAAGCTTCCATTGTTTTGTCATATAAGAATTGCTTATCATGTGGCAGATTGCTGCCCATTTCTGCTTTAAATGAAAAATCTGTGTTAAAATACCATTCTCCGCTGGCATCCTGACACAGAAGTTCATATTTGTTGAATTCGTCATATTCTTCATCGCCGTTAGCGTTTGTCCTCATGTATGGACGGGGCTCTTTGGTAAAACAAAGGTCGAAAAAGAACATTAATTCAAACATGTCTGCAAAAAAGGTGAACTTGTTTTTAGTCTTACTCTGTAGTCTCCCGGCCGCCTGTTCAACTTGAACCTGCTTTGCCTTGCCACTATTGGCTGATGGGTCGTATTTACCTTGATAGCTGTCTGTTATTCCTAATGTATCTTTAGCGTATAATTTATTTTCTCTTACAAATTCTAAATCCTGTGTTATATCTGCTTTTAAGTCTTTTACAACTATTCCGGCTAAGTCTTGTTGTTTACCTTTCCACATTTGGTATGTATCGTCAGAAGGTTGTTTGCTAAGTTTATCCGGTATTCCAATTATTACTCCGGCCTGTGTCGTTTTTTCTTCAGCTTTACTAAAAACCTTTTTAATGCTTTCTTGCTGATCTCGAATTGTTTCAACGTCACTGCGGCCACGGAAGGAAAAGTTAAGTGGTATATTCTTTCTTACCAACAATGGTAGTCTTTTTGGAGCCGGAATTGGTATTTTTGTGCCAGCCGGAACTATTCTTTCAATAACCTCCTGTGAAGTTGATTCGTCAACAAAATTTTTTCCTGCAAAATCTGTTTTGAGTACTTTTCTTTTTTTAGGGTAAACAATAGGACTTAACTGCATTTTTTCTTGAATAGTTTCTTCCATAATCACTTTGGTTTTAAGTTTCTTGCTACCACAATTCGAACATTCTTTGTCTCCTTGTGCATTCTCTGTTCCGCATTCCTGGCATTCTTCAACTCTAGGATAATAATATTTAGGTTTATTTTCCGTAACAGTTGTCCCTACCCATGCCAATTTGCAAACGTCACCATCTTCATCAAGGTAGAAACAAACTATTTCTTCAATAATGTCCGTGTTTACAGATGCACTTTTCATTGTAGTTGTGTTGGTGGAATTTCCCTTTATTTCATTTGCCTCTGGATGCTGCTGTGCTTCAGCTGATACATCAATCCCGGTCCGTTCTTTAACTTCGTCCTTTGTTGTTGGACATATCAAAAAGCAGTACCGCATTTTTTTATGGTCATAAATATTAGGTTGCGGAATAACTTGTTTAGGATGATAATTAGTAACTTCTTTATCTCCAAGAAACTCATGTTGTCCAAGGTTGTTATTCCAATTCATTAATGCAACAGCAATACCGTGCATATAAGTATTACGCTCATTAATATCTGCCAATGTTTCTATTTCAAGCGAATCAAAATCAGACATTATTTTTTCTTGAATCATTTTTGCATGATCTTCAAACCCTGGCTTTTTTGATTTAACAATACAATCCGGTGTAGTTGTGTTAACTTCGGATTCAATCAGTTCATATACAATATTAGGAACATTATTAGTCTTTTTAACTGCTGTATTGCTACGACTATTTACATTTTTAAGGGTTTCTTTTGTTCCTCTATAAACATTTTCAAGGTCGTCATAAGTACTACGCTCAGTTGAATATTGCGCATATGCTGTCTGAAACTTTTCATCCCACTCAGACAACATTTTAAGGTCGTCAAGTTCTCTGTCTTTTCCTTGTATTGTAAGTTTTACTTTTTTCGTCAATCGTTTCACTTCCCTTATCATGAAGTCACCGCCTTTATATGCAATTGCTTTCTGACATTGCCTTGCATATTTTTGGTATTTGAATTGCTATCCAATCTATTAGCGTTTCGTCTCTTCCCCATTCGCTGTTACAATCCAGCCCAGATTCAAACATAAAAGCATGGGTTATTTCATGTCTTAAGACTTTATTAACATATAAAGTTTCAAGTCCTTCAATATTCATTAGATCGTTTTCAAATGTGTTTTTTATAATGATTTTCTTTGTTTGAGTCTCTGTATATCCATCAGCATTTTTAAGCTTTGGATAATTATTGTCGTTGCTTTTTATGATTTCGTATTCAACCCCAAGAATATTAAGTTTCATAACATCTCCTTTTTATTTATAAAAATGTGCATTAAAAAACCACCCTGTTAGGTGGCAAATATTTTTTCTATCCCATTTGGGCAAGTTATTATATATCTTAAATCTGGATTTTTGGGATTTTCTACAATTACGTATTTAATGTTTTCTGGCAAATCCTTATACTTTGAAACACCTTCAATATTTGTTCCTATTAGCATGGATAGCCCTTTTTCATACCGTTCAATTATTTCATTAAATACTTCGTTATACATTATTACCCTCTCCTTTTAAACAATCCCTGTTTTCTCCACGTTTCCAATATAATTTGTTTCCAATGGTCGTTTGCTCTCTCATAGTCTTCTATGTAGTCTTCTGGAACCTTTGCCCAATCAATGTCATATTCCTGCTGAAAGATCAGCGTTGTTTGCTGTCCCTTGATACCAAGGTTTATTGCCCACGCCATTATCATATCGTCATGCATTCCACTAGCTGCTTCGGCTTTACCTTTTTCATTTTTAACAAAGGTTGTCATTTCGTTAAGCGTTTCTAAACTGCTTATTTTATAAATAGTATCTCTTACTAATGTTTTAAGTTCAGAGAGTATAAAAGGTCTTGTTGCTTTGGTTGTTAGCCAGCCAATTTTTTTAACCATTTGTCCGCTAATACTATCCGGCGATTGCTCCCGGTAATAACAGTTTGAATATGCAAAATCTTCACATATTATCTTCATTGGCCTTGTTCCTGTGTTATTAATTTCAATACCTATTAATGCATTGTTATACATCATCCCTAAGCACAACATTTGCAATGCAAACAGATCTTCATCAAAGTTTATTCTTACACATGCGACTTCAACTCCGTTTGTGTTATCAGTTAATATCCCGGTATTCCAGTCGGAACCATCCCCGGCACTATCGCCAGATAAAACGTATGGGTAACCAGCTTTAGGCATCTTATATATGTGAATATATCCTTGCGGATCATCAACCCAAGTATATTCTTCAATAAATTTGTGCTGCAGTTCCTTGTCAAAATCAATTTTATACTCAAAATATCCGGTTTTAACCGGTTTAGGTACTTGTTGAATTCTTAAATTTATCTGAGATTTATCAAAATAAGTTCCTCCAGCGATACCCCACAAACCAAGGCTATAAACGTTGTACTCGTCAGGATCGTTTTCTTTTAAATCCAACATTACTTTTGAATAATTGCTATCAATAAACTTATTATCTCTGTATGTTGAATGAACAATTAATGTATTGTAATAGTATTCTTCAGTGTATTTGCCTTCTTCATCCGACCATACAAGTATTTTTTTATTTAGTTCTTCATCAGGTATGTTAAATTCAGTATAAGGAATGAAATCTTCAAATTGAGTTTTACCGCATAAAGCTATTGTCCTGTTTAGTCTTGTAACGCTCTCATTACCCTCAGAATCCATTATCTTGTATTCGCCAACACGCTTATCAAAGAATCTCTTTTTTAGGTAAGAAAGAACACTGACAGGGTTAAAGGTCATATATATTTGCATCTGCCCATCTTTATAACCTCTTAAACGACGGTCAAGTTCGTTTATATCCTTTTCCTGTACTTGGTCAGCTTCTTCAACCCACACTGAAGTAATGTCAAATATGGATTTCAGCTTCTCTACATCATCCAAACCAGAGAATATTGTCTGAGCTCCATTAATATGGTTTATTTCTTCATCTCCGCGGGATTCTTTTTTGCCGAAACTATTACGATAATCTTGTTTTGATCTACTTTTAAGCAATGGAAACTGTGATTCTGATACCTGGTTTCTCTGTGCCCTTACTCCCAGGATTCTGCTTTTAGGTTCGTTTTCCATACGGTCCAGTAACCTATCAGCTATTTCATAGGATTTACCAGACCCAGAACCACCGATTAGAATTATATATCTGCCTTTAAAGCGCGCGACCAAGTTATATATCTCATTGCGACTTTCTTTGCGCTGCCTAATCTTTTCTGCTCGTTCCGCAATCTTAGCCACAGTAGCCATTTTGTCAGGGGTTAGATTCATGGTGTCACCTACTTATTTTTACAATCCATATTTATTTGCCAATGAATAAAAAACACTCCTAAAGCTACTTTCCAATCGACAGCAAATAAAAACCCATAACCAGCTAACTCAAACAATATATTAATTATTAGTTTTGCTTTTTTCATAACTACCTCACATTTTCTTTATCTTCCTGATCTTTTATAAGCATCTCAAGATATTCTTTGGCCTTGTTCAAATCCTCAGTACCGTTTTTATTCTTAAACCTGGCTAAATACTTCAAAGTGTTACCCAGCATATACCCTTCAAACGGGCTAAGTTTCATGCTATTTACTATGCTCTCGATTATGTCTATAACCTCATATTTGCCCGCTGTGCAGTGGGATGGATGTTTTACATTATCTGACATTAATACTTACTCCTTAATGCTTTCAACTGAATTATTGCATCTTCCAAATTGTCAAAGTTAACCATATGGTGTTTATCCGGGTACATTATAACTACTGGAATACCAACCTTTCCTTTATACCCTGCCAATTGCTGCCCATGTTCATCCCATACCTTATAAGATCCAGAACGCATTAACACTCTGTAGGCACCGCATATATGACGGTACATTGAATACTCATTATGTAAGTGTGCTTCAGCAGCTACATCGCACGGTCCTTGTGTCTCTATTAACCTTCTCATGGAGTTTTCAAAGTTAATATTGGACTTACCAGTGTATTTATGTCTAACACGCCAGAGATAGTTTTCTGATCCTAACTTAATAGTTATTTCTCCACCGTGCCACATGTTAACACTGTTTGATACTTCGCACATAGCCTCAAGAAAGTCCTTATCGCCTTGTTTCTTATCCCATGAATCATGGCAACCTCTTACCAATGCCAAGCACTTATCAGCTACCAATTCCATCTGGCGTTTAACAAAGATGTCCTGTAGTCCAGGTCTAACTATCTGTTCAAAATTACCACCTGTATGTGTACCGGATATGTAATTATCCTTGTAATCACCACCACCAATAAAATAAAGACCATCTGTATTGATGATCTTTTCTCTATCTTCTTCAAATTGTCGGTAATCTGTTCCCTTTGCTCCTAGGTGCCAATCGGCCCACCATGCTACAGCAATAGGCTTGTTATCAGGTATTCTAATATTAGCTTTTACTTGTTTGGTATCTATTTTATTTTCTGCTTCCTGCAGCTCTATAACCTTTTGAAATAGATAATCAACGTCAGTTTCTTCGTATTCCTTCTTGTCCTCGTATATTACATTCTTCTTTTTATAGCGTTGTAAGAAGCTTTCTACGGTCTTAGGAGATATGCCCAACTCTTTACCTATTCTCTTATACCCTAGCTTCTCGCCTTGTTCATTGCCAATTGTATGGAGTTCTACTGCCTTATCATGCCAATCCATGTGACCTCCTAATCCTTTTCGGGTGGATAATACCCTTTAAGCTTTAAGTACATGCTATACGTTGTTGAGTCAACTATTTCGTTACCTTTACTTATTCTCTTAAGTATTGAATAAAGGCTGTCGACTTCTTCGTTTTCTAGTACGACTGTTTTTAGCGTCTTTGTCTCTATCCTCATTCTTACCTCCTCAGTATTTATTGCATAAAAAAAGAACCGGTTAGGGTTCTATATTAGTTCCTTTTGATATGCTTGAATAACATCATCAATTGTTAATCCTTTTTCTTTTGCTAATATCAATATTTCTAAAGTGCTTTTCATTTCGTCTTTAATAATTTTATCAGCCATTTCATTATAATCCATAACCCCTCCTATGTTTTATCAGCTAACCAACATTTTGCACATTTATTTGTTTCTCTATTTTTATCAGTGCACATATCCCCATCGGGCATAAACCAGTCGCTAGGGCAATGATTATTTATTATTTCTGTTTTGGTGTATTCACCTTTTATATTCTCGCATACATTATCTAATACATACTCAAGCTTATTCACAATCACACCTCATTATTATTAGTCTACACACCACACACTATCATTGATGTTGTGGTCCTCACCGCATTACTTGTTCCATCCCTCGGCTAATATATTGTAGCTATAAGCTACCTTATTTGTTTGGGCAGGCAAAGAATTTCACTTTGCACACTGGTTCGGTACACAACCATCCAGCAAGATATTAACCCATGCGTCTTATTCCGCCACTGCCCATATTATTTGATGCACCCCTGTATGCTTTTAGGGGTGTGATGCATTATATTATCTATTAGCAGCATCTAACAGGCTGTAATGGTCAATTATATGCTGTATTTCTTGCTTGGCTTTCTTGGCTATATTTATATCATTAAACTGTCTTATTATTGACAACCTATAATTACCCTTGCACTTAATGATTCCGGTTGTACCAGTCTTGTTATTGTTGTATTTCTTTTTATTAAGCATGTTTACACCAGGAGTGCAAACTCTTATGTTTGACTGTCTATTATCATATGTATTCCCGTTTATATGGTCTACAACTTTGTCGTTAGGACAGTCTGTAAGTAGCCTATGCAACAATGTTCTTCGGCCTTTGTGATTACAGCCTATGTATATTTTATCTTTACTTCCATTAATGCAGCCTACCCATGTATGCCCAATCTTAACAAGTCCTAAATCCTGTTTATCTATTAAGCATTTAATAATTGTGTCCTTATACAAAACATACATTACAAAGTGATCCTTTAACATTTTAACCGGGTTTCCAATTCCATTAAGGTATATTGCGTTTTCTTTGGCACAGATTTCATCAAAAGTGCATTTTGTTTTGCCCCTCATTTAACACCCTCCTTCGTGTTACCCCCATAAAATGGCATAATAAAAAGAGAGGTGGAGTTCCTCTCTTGTCAGGTTGCAATCCCTATTTTATTATGAATTTTTATACAAAAAGCTGTTAATTTACAGCTTTTTTATACATTTTAAATAAAACGTAATTTAGTTTCGCGTAATACTTTTGCTGAAATCCTTTATTTCCAAGGCTTTGGCAGATTTGTTTTAAGTAGGCGAAACGTACATTTCGTTTATAAACCAGATACTAGAACCAAGTAATAATTACTTACGATCAATAACGTCATAAATCTGTTTAACAGTCATGCTGCCAACATTATTCACTTCTTCTTCCGTTGCATTTGCAAAGAATTTATTCATGTCAACATCTGAATTAAGATTGTGATTTGTGTTATTAGATTCAATTTCCTGCTTGTCTCTCCATTTACCAGGCTGCCTATTCTTAAGCCAGAATATAGCTGCTGTTGGATCAGGAGCATAATGTTTTGTTACTTCCATTGTATCGGTTATTTCTCCTTGATAAGTGGCTGTAATTACTTCTGGATGCTCATAACCAATTGCTCTGTGGTAAAGCTTTTGAGACACAACCGCATCTGCTTCAATTTTACCTCTTTTTATGGACTCCAAAAACTCTGGATATTCATTTTTCCAATTATTT